AATTGTTCCTGTACCATTTGTTGTAAATTGAATATGACCATTAGCACCATCTTCAAGAGTTATGTTTCCAGCATTTGTACCATTGTTAGTATTTAAAATTAAATCTCCTGTGCCTTGTGTGGTTAGAGTTGCGTTAGCATTGTTATCGCCAATCTGTACTGTGTCAGCACCTAAATTTACATCTCCTGTTCCATTAGGAATAATATCTATATCTGCATTTGATGTAGAAACTATATCGTTTCCATTTACATCTAAATTACCACCGAGTTGTGGAGAGGTATCATTTACTAAATCTGCTACAACTGAACTATCTAACCAATTAACTGTGTTTGCTGAATGGTCTAGAGTTGCAAGAGATATATCTCCAGCACCATCATAATATTTAAGAGTAGGAGTAGATGCTGATGTTGTGTCTAGCCAAATTGTGCCAGTAACTGCTGAACTTGGTCTTGAAGTTCCTGAATTAGATGAATTAATAGCATCAAGAACACCATTTAAATTTGTTCTAAAAGCTGGAAATGAACTATTCTCAATATCGTAATCGTGTTGTGCCATAATTGTTTTATACTCCTTTTAAAATCCTTTTGCAATAAAATCAAATGTTCTTGATACATTTGTTCCACTTGAATTTTTAAATAAAACATCAAATCCATTAACTGTTTTATTAGATACTGTAAAGAAATCTCCAGTTGCCATATCTTCGCCTGTAATTCCAACTGCATAATTAACACTTTTATATGGATTTGTAAATGTTACAGTTTTAGTTCCAGCACCAGATACTATATCATTTCCACTAAATATTCTATCAGGCATATCTATTGTAACTGTTACTGCTGATACAACAGGAGTAGAAGCACCATCTGTTGAAGTTAAAACAACTCTAAATTTAAAATATCTAGCTGTATAATTCCCAATTACAAAATTTTGAAAAGATGTGTATGTAGAATTATCATCACTTGTAGCAATTTCTAAATGTGCATCACAGTTAGCTGGTGTATCTCCATCAAAGTTAGAAGAAGCTGAATCAAATAATCCTGATCTATTATCAAACAAGTCATCTGGATTGTCTGATGATTGAGTTAAAGTAGCTGTAATTCTAGCTGTATGTTTTGCACCTATATCAATAACATTTGCAAATAAATAATTACCACTTGTAAAGAAATCAGCATTAGCAACACCAGAATCAAAGAATCTAGTTGTTTCATCATCAAAATTTCCACTAGCTGCATCAAATAATTCTGATGAATCTAACTCAATGGCATCATCTGTAATAACTGTATTTGTTAAAGTTCCAGCAAATGTAGGGTGTTCAGATTGCGTTGCTACTGCATTGTGATTAACAACATCTGTTACATTAGAAATAATAGCTGTTGCATTAGAACTTGCATTACCTAATTTATCAAAGGCTTTTATAAGATAAGTCCCAGCCCTAGCTGGTACAGAGATTGAAGTTGCTGGTCTTGATACTTTAGAAACTAAATTTACCGAGTTCTGCCAATCAGCAGTTCCATCAGTATCTGTTGCATATCTTATTTGATAAAATGCTAAATCTAAATCAGGTATTTGTGTCCAACTTAAATGTGCTTCTTGTCCTACAATATTACAAGAAAAATCTGTTACATCACTAGGTGGCTCAATAGCACCTACGATTGTTCTTTGTGCAGATACATAAGTTGATGATACTCCTAAACTATTTACAGCTTTAACTCTTACATCATAAACTTTTTGATCTATTACATTTAAAACTCTGTGATTTAATCCTGAACCTTGTGCATAAATAATATAATCTGAATCTGTACTTAACTTGTATTCTACTTGGTAATAATCAACAAAGTTATCAGGAGAAACACCTATCGCTATATCTAAAGCTACAATTACAGTTCCATCATTATATTCAACTAAAGTATCATCTAGTGTTACACTTGCTGGTGGTTGAACAACATTTGGATTAGGTAAATTAGTTGATGGAATAGTTGCTTGTTGAGTTTTACTAGCCCAAGTATAATGTGAGTTTTGATGTTCAGTTAAATTTAAACCTACTGTAAAATCTTCATTAAAAGAAATAGATATAACTCTAAATGCTTTTGCAGAATAACCTAATGAACTATGTGTTATATTAACAATATCTCCTATTGCTAAATCATAAGCATTACCACCAGCATTTATACTTAATTGTATTGCTTCTCTCGATCTTCTTAAAATAATCTCTGCCATTTCTTCTGCTTGATAAGGAGATGTAATAACTTGTCCAAAATCAAATCTACCCTCTAGCAAAAACCCCCCATCTACTGACTTCATAGTTGCATGACGATCTGCAACATCTAATCCTGAATCATCTATCGGTGGAAATTGCACTTCATCTACTTGCCAATTTTTTTCAGGCGAAACATAACTACAAATTACTCTATTATATTTATCGTTTTTATTTGGACTTGAAACAGAAAATCCACCAAATATATCATCTTCTGTTAAAGTAATAGATGCACTTCCTGTTGTTTCAATTACTAAATTATATTTACCACTTGTATAAGGCAAATAACCTCTGCAACCTTTTAAAAGGATTCTAGTATTGTCTATAATTTTTTTAGATGTATCTAATACTGCATTTGCATCAAAAATATTAATATCACTAGCACCTGAATATGGTGTTACTTGTGTAACGCAAACTTGTGAAGCATCATAAAAAGATTGTAAATCAATATCTGCAATAGCTAAACCTTTTCCATATCTAGCATTTGTTAAATAATCTAATAAAACCCAAGCTGGATTAGTAGAGAAAGCAGCAGTTTGAGCAACTAAACTTGAATTATATGCTACTACTTTTTTACCCTCAATTAATGTTTGTATTTTTGGAATAGAACCAAACACATCTTGATTCCATTTAAAACGAATTGCAAGATAAGCTAAACCAGATAATTTATGATTGCTTCCCCAATTAGATAATGTTGATAATAAACTTGATGCTGATTGACCATCTGTTCCATAATGAGGTTCTACTCTAATTAAACTTTCTCCATCTTTATAAAAGTTAGCATCACTACTAGCAACTTCAACAGCAGTATTATCAGAAAAAGAAGATGCAAAAGTAACTGTCTTATCATCTATTTTAATTGCTTTAACATCATTAATTTCTCCCTCTGCTAATATTATGGCGATATATAAATATTGATTATCTGTTCCTGAAGTTTCTACAAACACTCTAGTTCCACCAACTAATCTTGTTCCATAAACAACAGGAATATTTGCGTCATTTGATTGTTTGTTTAATAAAACACCAGTTTCAAAATCATCTGGTTCGCTTATACCAAAATCAGGAATATCTGGTGTAGGCACAAGCCATGATAAGGCTTTACTAAATACCTTTACTACTGGTTCTATTATTTTTTTTACAATACTTCCCATTTAACTATGAAACTTTCTTTTAAATTTTTTAGATACTCTATAAATGTTATTATTATTATCTAATCTTAACCAATTAATACACTCATTAGTTTTTAAATAATCTTTAAAATAATTATAAACCCAAGACATAACCATTCTTGCATTTCTTATAATAACAATATCATATAACCATAAATTAGTTCCACTTTGCCAAGTATTGTTTTTAATAATACCTTTTTGTTTATAATAATCTTCGTTTTCTTTATTTAAAAAAGCCCAATTAACAAAACCATACAAACCTTTACCATCTTCAAATTTTTTAAATTGATTACATTGTATAGATGGCAAAATATGATTATGTAAATCTTTATTAGAATTATTTTTGTATTTACCAAATTGTTTATATAAATTTATAATATCTTCCATTATGGTCTACCCCACTTAATATCTTGAACTGTTTGTGCTGAAAATTCCATACCAACATCTGTACTAAAAAATCTTTGCTGTGAAACATTATTTGTTTTTCTACCATTCTTTTTATCAAAGTTTGCCCAATGAGAAGTAACATTTAAAATAACTGTGCTTTCTTTTGTTGTTTCAGAAATTTCAAAAGTATCTATTTGACCATCATATAATAAAAAAGGGTCAGCTATTATACTATTAGAACTATCTAAAAAACCACGAAAAATAGTTACTGCATCATTAACTACATTCTCATTTAAACAAGTAGATATAAGTGATTGGTCTGCACCTGAAAAACCTAACTTTAATGAAGTTTTAGTTATATCTACTTCTTCTGTAAAATTAGATATACCCATAATAAGACTAGAGGGTGCATAAGTAACTGATGAGCCTGAAACTGATGATGTTAAAGAAAAAGAACAATCAGTAAAATTAAGAGGAGTACCAAAGCCAATAGTTATAAGATGTATTGGTCGTAAATCATTTGTTGCTAATTCGTTCTTTATCGCTGTTGTTAGGCTTCTGGTCATATTCTTCGTAAGTTGTTTGTGTTACACTTTCTGAACCTTTTAACATAGTATAATCAAATTTGCTATTAGGTTTCTTATACTCTTTTAGATCGTTAATATTACTATCAATTTCATCTTCATTAACAATGGCTTCGGCAATAAAATCGGCAGTTATTTTGTGGGTTATTTTATATTTTTTCATTAAAGAGTTTCTTCTACATCAAATTCAAATTGATATAAAAATGCACCATCTTTAGCTGTACCTACTGCACCAAATTCTTGAATATCATTTGTTAAATGAACTGTAAAAGGAACATTGTCATAAGTAACTTCTGAATCGTCTGCAAGTGCTGTCAGTAAAGGTGGCTCTATTGTAACTGTTGAAGCATTACTAGATGCTTGAACATCTGCAACTACCATATAAACTTTATTGTGTGAAGCAAACTTAATAAAATCTCCAGCTTTAAATGCGTGTGGATTATCGTTATGATGTCCATCCATAGCAATCGTTGTATCTCCAACTGCGTGAACACCATTAACTAAAACTGTATTTGTTTCGTTACCTCTAGCATCTTCTATTTCAGGTGGGATTATTGTAAAGTTCTCTTTGCTTGATCTTTGTTTCATTATAAATGCCATTAACTCTCCATAAACATCTGATCTAGTTCCTGTAACTATTCTAATTGTAAATCCAAATCTTTGGTTATCTATTTGTCTTGCAAGTTTTTTACCAGATACAGATTTAGAGATAATAGTATTTTGAATAGACTTTATTCCTAAAGTTTGAAATTTAGCAGAAGATATTGGAAAAGCACCAGCCATTATATTATTGCACCTCTCCCTCTTTCATTAACAGATTCATTTATAATTCTTGATATAGTTCCTCGTCTTTCAATTAATAACTGATCTATACCAGCAGCATTAACTGCGTTTATATGAAAATTAACATTTACTGCACCACTATTTCCACCACCTCTAGCTGATTGTGTTATCTGACCAGTTTCATTTGGTATAAATAATTCAGCACCTTGTTCTCCAACAAGATATGGTTGTCCTTTTCTTACTGCACCACCACTTGCTTTATGTGGATTTGGAAATGAAAAACCACCACTAGCCATAGAGCCACCACCAGTTAAAAATGCAAGTAAAGTTGCTAATGCAACTTGTATCTTTAATTCTTGTGTATATCTTCTTGCTATATTTAATCTTCTATTTTCCCCTCTTTCTAAATCTATTCCCAATATCTTTTGTATTCCCATTCTAATAACAACTTCAATCAATAATGCTAAAGTATTAACAAGTGCGTCTGCTACCATTTTTTTAAATGATTTACCTAAATCTTCTCCAAGTATAATTGCTCTTGCTAAAGAATTTGAAAATTTAGTTATACCACCATTAATACCCTCTGCTATTGTTGTTTTTATATCTTTAAATTTATTTTTTAAACTTTCTAAAGCTGTGTTGTTTAAATCTTCAATTTGTCTAAATATTGTTTTGTTTAATTCTACTTCTTCTTTAAATGTACTGTTTCTTATAATTTGATTTTCTCTAGCAATAGAAAAACCAGCATTTTCTAAAATTTGCATTTTTCTAATATGTTCTTCTTTTTCTTCTAGTAATTCTAATTCTTTAAGTAAATTTTCTAAAGCTGGACTTTTAACTGCACCACCCTCTACACCTAATAAATCTTCTTCGGTTTTAAGATTTTCAATTTGTCTTTTAATTTGTTCAATTCTTAATTGTACATCTTCTAAATTATTTTCATCAAAGAAACCCATACTTGTTTTTAGACCTTTAATCATAGTGTTAATTTTATCTACTACAAAACTAACACCAGCTAATGCTGCGAATCCTTTTTTACCAAATAAAACTGCACCAACAATTCCTGTTTGTTGTATAAATGGTGGTAGTGCCATAAAACCATCAATAATACTTTTTAAAATACTTCCTATTTGTCTTAATGTAGGAATTAAATCTTTACCTATTTCAACAACTCTTAACATTCCTTGTGCTAAATTTTTTCCAACTGCTGTTGCAATTCTATCTAAATCTTTTGCATTGTTTTGTAAAAATTGATCTAAATTTCCAAACTGTGATTTTAATTCATCAAAAAATCCAGCTTCTAATAATACTTTTTTAAAGTTAAATATTTTATCGCCAATCATTGAGATAGTTCCCTCAAATGTTTTTGCTAACTCATCTGTTGAATTTCCAAATCTTCCACCTTTACCAAATACTTTTTCAAATGCTGCTACTGTTTCTTCAATAGAAACTGTTGCACCAGCTTTAAAACCAAGCATATTTCTAACACCTTTTTCTCTGAATAAATCTGCTGCACCTATACCAGCACTAAATGATCTTTGTATTTGTTCTGATGCTGTTCTAAAATCTAATCCTGTTACTGCTGCAACATTACCAGTAATCTCTAACATATTTTGAAGATCATCTGCATTGTCAGTAACAGTTGCTAAAATACCAGCACCTGATTGTATTTGTTCTAATGAAAAAGGAACTCTAGATGCAAACTTGGTCATATTATCAAATGCCTTTGCACCCTCATTAGTATCTTTTAATAAGAATTTTAATCTAACTCTTAAATTCTCTAATTGTTTTCCTGTATTAACTAAATTTCTAATTACTAATCCAGCACCTAAACCTAAAAAAGCAGTACGCAGATTAAATACAGCACCCTTTACTCTACTTAAAGATTTTTGAACTCCAGTTAAAGCCTGTCTAGATTTATCTCGTGCTACTATATCTATATTAAGTTTTTGATTAGCCATTATTTATATTTCCTTGCTTCTGCTAGTTGTTGTTTGGTTTTATACTCATCTTGCTCTTTTTTCAATTATGCTAACCAAAGATTATAATGGCTCATTGTCATATCAAGAACTTCTTGAATTGTTATTTTAATTCTGT